TCTGAATTATCTGTAAAGAAACAGCATTTACCTGAATAAAATAATGTACAGTCTGCAGGAATAATTCCCTCAGCCATTACTGCTGAAGCAAACTGTTCAAGAGGATCTGAAGAGCTAGTATTTATCGCTTTATTAATAAAGTTGTTTAAGTCTTTAGTAGAACTACTTTGATAACAAGCTCCAGGTTTATGATCAATTAGATAATAAGTATCTTCTGATGGAGAATAATATAATTTAATGTTTTTATCCCTTGGAGCACCTCCTGAACTATATTTAGGCGTATATACACTATATTCTACTTTTGGCAATATACAAACATCTGCTTTTGCAGCAGTTAAACTACGTTTTATAGTGGTAGCTTCGCTTAGTTTAAATCGAGGATATTTAGATTTAGGATCAAAATATACTCTTTTCACTCCAGCTAAACTTGTTAAAGTTTTAGAAGAAATGATAGTTTCTATACTATCACTATCTCCTAAATACATACCAAATACTTTTTCTGCACAAAAAGGACTAGTATAATAGCAATCGTCTCCAATATGTTTTTTACTCCCATTAACATCATAAACAACAATCATATCTGCAAGGCAAGTGTTACTTATGTTGTTATAACAGTAACCATTATTACTATTTCCTTGTCTTCTATAATAGTCACAAACAACTATTCTTAATTTTGTATCATTTAAATTAAATAACATATTATATTAATTTTCTAGCTACTTTAGGATTTAATAACAATTTATTGCATCTTGTAGGATGATTTTTTTGGAGAGTTTTAATTAAACTGAAAATCAAATCCTCAGAAAATAACATCTTATCGTGCTCAATAATTTTAAGAATTCTATCAACAGCTACTTCTGTTTTACTACCTTTTGTATCAAAATATAGATTTACAAAATTACAGAATCGAGTTGTTAAAACTGCAGCAATATCTGCACGATAGTTAGTACCATCATATACTTGTTTTGCTAATTCTCCTTTAACATAATCCCAATCTTTATTTAACATTGTATCTGGGTCCATTAATTTATCTAACTTATTAGCAATAAATGTAGTAAATAAGTTTCCAATAACGTTTTCTTCAGAAGTAAAACAACCTTGAGCAATATTAAGAATTAAACCTAAAGTATTAGTATCTGACCAATCTTTAAAACCTGAAATAGTATTTGCAAAAGTTACTAAACTTCGTGGGTTAACTTTCTGAACTCCACCTTCCTTCTTCATAATTTCAGGATAAGAAAGAACGAAATTGATAAAACGTCCATCAATTCCTTCCTTTTCTGCCCAACGAGCCCATACATCTTTATCGAAACCTAATTCAAAACTAATGTACCGAGTCTTTTGAGCATTATCCATAGAGTTAACGTTATAATCTCCATTATCTGGATTAGAAGTTAATATAATAGTACAATTAGGAGGTAATGACCAACTTATATATTCGCCTCTGTCCACCAACTCCATGGTAGCTTGTATAAATCTAGGCATTATTGTTATCGTATAGGCTCTTTATCCTATACTTCTACGTCTTTTCTTAGGTTATAACGTAGTTCAGACTATATCATCACTATATAAATAGTGTAGCGCACTCGTGGTACTTTACTATCCATTCCTGGACTCCATGTACTAGTCGTTGAACTTTCTAATTATTACTAATTAGCTTAGCTGCTGATTGACCTCCTCAGGCTTTTCCAGCAATTCACGCTATTTTATGCGGACCTCTAGATTTTATACTTTCATTTATATCCTCCTGCAGTAAGATTTTTTCTTATAGCGCGAGATATATTACAAATTTTTAGTTCTTTTTCAGCATCTGTTTTAGAATCTCACTCTTTAATAAAAACATTATCAAGTGAATATTGAATAACAGGTATTTTCTTATATTTCTTTTTTAGTTTAGAAAGATTTTCTTTTAATTCAAATGATCATCTATATCCACCAGCAGTATAACTACGATTATTACATACACTACATATTGCAGTAGTATCTTGGTTAGTAGATATAGCTGCATCTGTTATCGATTTATAACTTTGAAGATATTTTCCTTCTAAACTATACTGATATACCATTTTTATATTAACTGGAGAATGTGTCTCATAATATTTCTTTTTAGAGATACTTATTCTATGTTTATATTCTTTATCTCTAATGATATTCTCAGGGTCTAAAATATGATTTATATAAGGTTTAATACTATTTATATAGTATTTTTCTCTACTAATTCTATTTTCCTCAAGACAAGTTTCTATAACTTCAAAATAAATATTATCAATGCCATACTTGTTATACAAATTTTGCATAGTATGATTGTGATGTTTATTTTGTTTTAAAGTAATTAGATGTTGTCTTAATCTATGCTGAATATTTTTTGAACTTCCTATATATTCTTTATCGTGGATCTTTATTTTATAAATTCCACAAACTTTTTTATAAACTTTAATCTTTTGTAATGTTAGTTTTTCCATATTTTTAAATTTATATCAAAGATACTAAATTTATTCAGGGAAACAAAACTTTACAATATATTTTTTAATCCGCACGATTAAAGTCATCAAGAATTAAAATTGTTCCATTAGGATTTTGATTAGTTGGAACCCATGCAGGAAGAGCGTATCCCATTCGAGATATATTATCTTTAATTCTATAACCCTCTGCAATATAAGAATCTAGTACATCTGCAGATACCCAAAGACATTCCTCATCCTTAATTACTATTTCATTTTCTACAACAGGCATTCCATCATCATCAAGTCTAGGACGCTCTGTACAAACATAATACTCTTTAATTGGAAAACCAATAAGATCACCTAATTCCTCTAACTGAGAAAGATTAAGTTTAATACAGTCCATTCCTCTTTCTTGAGCTAACTGAATGATAGCAGAAGTTTTACCTAAACCAGATTCACCTACTACTTCAATTGCAGTAGTCTTTTTATGCTCATTATATAATCGTTTATTATTATCAATAATATAACTAGCTAATGTTTTTAATTCTTCAATATTAATTGTATTTATATTTTTCTTCATATTTTATGGTATAAAAATAGTATGTCCTGGATATTTTTGGGTTTTATGCCCATTACTTGTAATAACCCACATCATTTGTCGTATAGGTTTGAATGTGTCTAATGGAGCATAACCGTCAGTAAAAAATACTAAGGTAGTATATTTATTTAGATTAGCGTTATAATAATCTATTACAGGTTTAAAATCTGTACCTCCTCTACCTGTAATTTTTCCATCAAACTTTCCTTTATATTCATATATTTTATGAATATCGGCATCACATTCTACAATAGTTACCATAGACCCAGTTTTATATATGTGATAGATTTCACTAAAGAAATCTTGTAATTCTGAATCACTTACAGATCCAGATGTATCAATTCCAACAAGAATATGTTGTTTATGCTTTACTTTGATTCCAGCACTTCCAACAAATCTATTAGACTCTTTTCGAAGAGATTTTTTTGTATACGTTTTAAATGAATTTCCTAATAATCTTCGGAAATACATTTTCCAATTAAATATAGGAGGATCTACTTTAAATAATGCATCAATTATTGATTGAAATTCTCTTGGAATGCTACCTCTACTTTTAGTAGTAGCTGTAGCTGCTTCTTTTAATTGATGCTCAGTTTGATTTTGCATTAATTTTTTTCCTGCTTCATCAAGATTTTGATATTCTTTCCAAGACTTATGATCATCAGCTCCTCCACTAATTCCATCAAGACCTTGTATTGTGCCTCTATTCCCACTACCTGATCCTTTCTGTCCAGATTGAGAATTTTTTTGTGCATATTTTATTAGCTCTTCATAATAATATTTTGCACCTTTGTCCTTTTCTAAGTTTTTTACTAAATCAGGATATTTATCTTTTAGTTGATCTCACATATTATCAGGAACATCTTTTATATATTGATCACAAACTAAATCGCAAGCAATATTGAATAGTTTGTGGTCACTAATTCGAAGTTCTGATTCAATAAACATGTGGTTAAAACATATATGAATTAGCTCATGTTTTAATAAACCTAACTGCTGATTGTCAGTTAATTTATCTCAGTAATTAGGATTTATAACTAGTTTAGAATTTACTCCATTTCTAGAAACACAAGCTGTATCTACATATGTATCAGATATTTCTTTATTTAAATTAAGAAGAAAGAGCCCATAAAAGGGCTCTCTAATCATTAATTCTTTACAACATTTAATTAACTCCATTTGTATATTTACAATTATTTTTATTTTGTTTTGCTCACCTACATAAAGTACTAGTAGATATACCTAATTTTTTAGAGGCAGTTTTAATAGAATCGTAGTAAATATTATTAACTATAATTGGCTTACGCCTTTTAATTAACATTTTCTCTTTTGTTATTTCAGACAACTTTTTTCCAAGTTTTGCGTTTCGCATTTTGTCTCTAGTTTCTTTACTAGGAGTTTTTCCAAATCAGGGATTATTATCTTTTTTAACATTCGCATGATTTTTTGAAATTTTCATTCTAGAACTTAGACTATGTTTTTTACCAACTCTATTTTTATTACCTATCTGTCGTTTTCTAGCTTTTTCTCTTTGTTCATCAGTTCATTTATAACCTAATACAGAGTTAGCAATTTTACATATATTGTATTTAGGATTTAATTCATTAATTGTTGTTCATAATAAATTAAATATTGTTTCTGGCAAATTAAAACTATTTCAAATCTAAATACATTAGATCCATACTTTGTGTATGCTCTTTGCAATATAATAGAATGATGTTTTCCACTCTCTAACTGTCTAAGATGTTTTCTAAATCTAACTCCTAAACGTACTGCACTTCCAATATAGAAATCCTTAGTAATTGTATTAAAAATTCTATAAATTCCAGAAACATTATATAAGTTGCAATTGTAGTTATTTTGTATATTCATATATTTTTTCTTGCAAAGATACAAGAAAATAATTACAATTACAAATTTTTATTACATGCTTTAATGAGTTGCATATCTTAAATTTTTTAATCTTCATGTGGAAATTTATCGATTTTTTGACATCTAATATTAGATAATAAACAACCTAAAGCTTTAGCTTCATCATCGTATCCACTATATATAACTATACCTTCTTTATTTCATACAGTTACAGTATTTGTTTTAGAATTTCAATCTGCATAAAGATGTCTAAAAGAATGTTCTTGTTCTTCATCTACATGATCATACTGTACTGTTTCTTTATAATGGCTCATTTTAAATATAATTTTTCTCCTTAAACTGTATATACAGTTTATCTGCTAGCTCTGCTGCTTGGGGATGAGCTCCTGTTGCTCCGTATAATGGACTACGTAACTTAAAGAATTCTTTCCATTGTTCAATCGTTCCAGTCATAACTAGTTCTGTTTTAAGAGAATTAGGAAGTATAGATCTTGCTTGTTGTGGAGTCCAGCCTATATTTAATAGTCTAAGATAACATTTTTCTGATTCTTCTAAAGAAGATAAGAAATTAAAATAGTTTGGAGACTTCTCAATATATCCAAAATCTTTATTTTGAATATCTGCTCCTACACGATACCCAATGCCATCATGCCAATAACTTTGTCCTTCTGGAATATTTGTCCAATAAGGAATAATAAAAGTAAGTTCATTACCAAACTTATCTTTGCTATAATTACAGTATCTTGTACTTTCCTGAGCAAAGGAAAATACTCTCAATTTGTTATGTATAAGCTCTTTATCTTATACTCTCCTCTTTTCAGAGGAGTATCAGACTATATCATCATCCATTTCTGGATGCTCCGCACTCGTGTCTAAATTATATTCTATTCTAACATTAATTTCTGTAATTCAATACAATCTTGTTGCAGATTAGCTTCTAACAACTTGTTAGGAAGCTTATCTAAATAAGATATACCAAATATACCAATAGGAACATTATTATAATCTCTTATTAATTTACAAATAATATATTTTGTGCTATTAATTCTAGATAAAACAGGATCAACCTCTTCAAGTTTTCCTATAAAACTATCATGGATTCTTAAATAATATGGTAAAGTACACCAACTTAGGTTAAAATCAGTATACTGATATTTAATAGATTTAGTTTGTTTATCACAAAGTTCAAATCTCATAGAACCACACATATAGCCATTGATATCCGTATGATACTGTATTATCCATATTCGATTTCCTTGATACTTATCTAAGTATATAGATAATAGCTGCTTAATTTTCTTATCTGTATCAGCTCGCTGTAATAAGTATTGTTTGTGTTTTTGAATATAATTATTGTGTTCTTCAAACAATGGACTAGGATTATAATATATTTTACAACTAAGTAGTATTATTAAAATTAATTTTATCATAGTTTCATTAGTTAGTCGTTGAACCTTCCAACTTTGTTAAAGGTTGGCTTGGCTGCTGATTAGCATGCATTATTATGTTTAGCTTTCCAGCAATTCACGGAGTTTATTTTTCATAATATTACTATTATGCGACACAAAGTATTTTATGCCTTACAAATTCATGGGAGACACCACGATCACAAATAAACTTTACTGTAATTCGTTTTTCATGATATTCAGTAGGTTCACAGAGATATTTTAAATCGTCAAGCCAGTCATTTTCATATAAAACTCTGTAATTAGTTGTGATATGATAATTACCATAAGAATCTATATTAATAACTGAGTAAGAATTAGAAAGGTATTGTTCAGTTACCCAATTATCACCTATTACATTGTAAGCATGATCCTTATGAATATAAAGATATACAGTGCCATGTTCAAGCATAGCAGTATGCTGTCTATCCTTAATCATATTAACAAATTTCTCTGCTGAGTCTTCTGTAATATGATCCTCTGATTTATAGCATGTTCTCCCTGCTCTCTCAATTTGCTTATAAATTCCTTGAATTCCTGAGCCTTGTTCAAGTATTTCTATAGATGGTTTAATTAGTCTCATATTCTTTAAGCTTATTTTCGAGATCTATTTTAGAAATACTTCCTACATGGCGCCAAACTTCTACATTATCTTTAGTAATAATCAATACTGGAATATTTCTAATCTTATAATTTGTAAGTACGACAGGATCTACTTCATCTACATCGATATCTTCTATAGTTACTTTATCTTTAAGTTCTTCAAGAATAGGAGTTAAAGATCGACAAGGTGCGCAATATGAAGCTCCAAATTTTAACAATTTTAACATAATAATTTCTTTATTTTATATATAGATATTTTTAGGCTATAAGAAGCATGTTTTAAAGATTGATACGTAATTCCATTAATAACAATCTGTTTCCCTCGATGAATGGGTTTTTCTAATGTATTATTTTCATCGACATATTTAAATATGTAATTATTACAGGATTTATTTTTACCATTTAAACACTCACTAATTCTTCAATTTGGAAACTCTTTTTGGAATTCTTTTCTAGAAGATCATGTTTTTATTAAATTCATATTTAAATCATATTGATTTATTGGTTTTAGAGAAATAGGAATTACTGAAGATTGTGTAATTATTTTATTATAACTAAAAATAAATCCACATGCTGTTTTAGTTCTATATTTAGGATTACAACAATTAGTAATAGTACTTTGAGATACTTTATAAAATTCTGCTGCCTCTACTGCAGAATTTCATTCTTTTAGAAATTTTCCTTCCAAAGAATATTGATAAACTTTTTTAGAAGTATTTACTATTGAGTGCAATCCTCCATCTAGAATGTTATAACACTTACCTCCGTTTTTATATTTAGCGATAAAAATTTTCTCGTAATTTTCTGCTTCTTCTTGAGTTAAATTTGAAAATATAATTTCATGTTGAAAGTTGTTTCAACCATACTTTTGTATAGCATTATAAAAATGAGGATTTCTTTTATATCCAAAACCATTATTTCATCTAACTATAGGATTTTGTTTAGTTATCCCAATATAAATTCCTCCAGAAGGACTTGTGTGTTTATAAACACATCACTTATTATTTTTCATATTATATTATTTTTTAGTACATTATGATGTTACAAATATATAAATTTATATTCATA